CTACGTGGCACTGGTGGCACCTCAGGCAGTCTAAGGGCCAACCCCGATGACCTAAGGGGTATTGGTCAGACCCTTGACCTACGGGTTGTAGGCCATTGGGACTACGTGGGGTAGGCCATTGGGACTACGTGGGGTAGGTGTGGGTAGCTCATAAGGCACCCACCTCGGCCCTCACTTGTCAACTTATTTCGACCTATAGCTCCCATAGGTTATACCGATGTGAACCCAAGGCCGTCCCATAGGTTATACCGATGTGAACCCAAGGTTATACCGATGTCACCTACGTGGCGTAAGGCGGCACCTACGTGTCGTAGACGATGACCTACGTTCCGTGGGCGACAGGGGTATCACCTACGTGGCGTAGGGTGGCACCTACGGTCGGTCAGTGGTAACCTACGTCATGTCGGTGTAGACCTACGCTATGCCAGTGGTGTCCTACGGATCGTAGGGGGCGGGGGGTCTATTGGGAACTTCTGTTGAACATTAGTACCCACCAATGTACAATAAAGGTGGATAATCGACACCCGTGTAAGTCTTTGTTTTAACAGGAGAAAACATAAGACAACCCGTGTTTAACCGAGGTGTATTAAAGGCGGGGAGACACCCGTGTAAGACGTGGGTGAACCGAGGGGGCAACCAAGGGTCCAAGGTAAATAAGATGAGATAAAGCTTGACATCTTCAAGTATATGTGCTATACTAATACTATAGATACATTAAAACGAACTTAGATTAACTTATTATTAATCCTTAATGTATATTCATTAAGAATCTACTACAAGATTACTTAAGTATACTAAGGTGCTCCAAGGATAACTATGTCAGATGAAGAAATAGCCCCTAAAAAGAAAAGAGGTCGGCCCCCTACAAAGTCCATAGAGTCTAAAAAAAGAGGCAATCGTAAAGCACTAGGTCGCCCCAAAGGTGATGCGGCAATCATTAATGAATTTAAAGCTAGAATGCTGGCTAGTCCTAAATCAGAAAAGGTCTTAGAGTCTATCTTTAATGCCGCCTTAGATGATGATCACAAACATCAGAGTGCTGCTTGGAAGATCGTCATGGATAGAGTCGCCCCTACGGCGGCCTTTGAACAAGATGTCATTAAAGGTGGTGGTCGTTCTGCAATTCAAATTAACATAACAGGCATTGGCGAGTCTGCAACTAAGGCTGTACAAACCCCACTTGAAGGAGCATTTACAACGGATGATGAATAATATTTTAGCAGTTCTTATAGTCTTGTTTATGTCTTTAGTCTTAGTCACGGCTAGTGCCGATGAGGTTCTACGGGCTTTTATAGTCCAACAAGAGAGTGGTCAACTAAAGGCGTGTTCGGTACTTTCTTACTCCGAAGCCGTTTGTTGGGATATGGTTGGCCCAGCGTTGTCCTGCATCCCAATCACAGAAACCAACCCGACTTTACTTTGCAACACCATGGAAGTTAAAACCTATTAGTGATCTAAACATATCCCTCCTCCCGTGGCAACAGGAAGTCTGGGAGGACGACACCCGATTTAAGGTGGTGGCTGCTGGACGTAGAACGGGAAAAACCCGCGAGGCTGCTTGGTTGCTCATTACCCGCTGTCTCAACGCCCAATCGGGTTCCGTGTTCTACGTGGCACCAACCCAAGGGCAAGCAAGGGACATCATGTGGAAGCTTTTGTTAGAGCTTGCCGCGCCTGTAATCAAAGGTGCTCATATAAACAACCTAGAGATCACACTGATCAACGGTGCCACCATTAGCCTCAAGGGTGGTGACAGACCAGAGACCATGCGTGGTGTGTCTTTAAAGTACCTAGTGTTGGACGAATATGCCGACATTAGACCAGACGTTTGGGAACAGATACTTAGACCAGCCCTTGCAGATCAGAAGGGTGAAGCAATGTTCATTGGAACACCGATGGGACGTAACCACTTTTATGATCTATATAAGTATGCAGAGCTAGGTGATGATCCAGACTTTAAGGCATGGCACTTCACAAGCTATGATAACCCAATGTTAGACCCATCCGAGATCGAAGCAGCCAAGAAAAGCATGAGTTCATTTGCGTTTAGGCAGGAGTTCATGGCATCCTTTGAAGCAATGGGTTCTGAAATGTTTAAGGAAGATTGGGTAATCGTTGAAGAAGACCCACAGATCGCGGGTGATTACTATATCGCATGTGACCTTGCCGGTTTTGAAGAGGTCGGTAAAAAGAAACGAAAGAAGAACAGACTTGATGACTCAGCAATGGCAGTTGTTAAGGTCGGGGAAGAAGGTTGGGTCGTTGAAGATGTTGTCAATGGACGATGGACGCTTGATGAGACTGCCCGTAAGATATTTAATTTGGTACGCAAATATAAACCAATATCCATCGGTATTGAGAAGGGTATCTCCAAACAGGCCGTGATGAGTCCCTTAATGGATATGATGAAGAAGGAACAGTTCTTCTTTAGAGTTGAAGAATTAACCCACGGTAATCAAAAGAAGACCGACAGAATTATGTGGGCCTTACAAGGTCGCTTTGAGAATGGCCTAATAAGATTACAAGAAGGAGAGTGGAATATAAAGTTCCTTGACCAGCTTTTTCAGTTCCCAGACCCGCTGACCCATGACGATTTAATAGACGCACTTGCGTACATCGACCAATTAGCCAAAGTTGCCTACGCTGGCTCCTTTGAAGAGATAGACGACTATGAACCACTTGATGCATTCACGGGATATTAATAAATGAGCTACTTGGATGATTACTTAAATGGTTTTGAGAAACCAATACGTGACGCCTTCTTGGGTAAAATTGATCCAAGATCGGGCATGTTGCAAGTTGCTGGACAGGCGGTATCTCCCATAGGGGATGCCTTTGCGGTGGCTGCTGATTACATGGTACCTGATGAGTTAGGTATTGGAGAGGCCGTTAATAAACAAATAAATAGAGCCATGCAGACCGAGAGTGGTCAGGCGTTTATAGCATACATGCAAAAGCACCCAGAGTTTGCGGGTAATGTCACAGCCGTGGGACAGCTTGGAGAAATCTTTGGACTTAAAGGCGGCAGTGTTGTAATACAACAGCTTGCTAAAAAAGCCCTTAACCCAGATTCTCCCGTTCCAATGTCGAGCGAGTTGGGTTTATTTGGCGCACCCATACCAAACCTACCAAATCGAGGTCCAACACCGTTCCCTGTCAATAAGGAACTTATGGGGATTGCTGATCAATATGGAATTGAGAATAATATACCACACGTACCCCTGACACGGTATCAAACCATTGATGCAGATAGGGCAGCCCGTGTTGCAAAAGCCTATGAGGACATGCCCCACGATCCCACAAACCCTAAAGTACAGGTCGCTTATCGCGCACTTGCAGAAGAAACCAAAGATCAGTATAGGGTACTATTAAAAGAGGGATACAAACCACATTTTATGACAGAGGGGGTTGATCCATATAAAAGTAGTCCCTACGCGGCGGTTTTAGATGTCAATGAAAATAAAGAGTTATCTATATACCCCACATCGGAAGGCTTTGGTACAGATGTAGATTTTGATTCTGCTGGAAACCCCTTGTTAGAGGATAGTGGGTTTAAAATAGACGGAAAACCCGCCGTGGTAAATGATTTATTCCGCTTTGTACATGATGTTTTTGGACACTCTAAGGCGGGTGTTGGCTTCAGAGCCGCTGGTGAAGAAAATGCATATCAGTCTCATGCGGGTATGTACTCGCCGTTGGCTCGTAAAGCGTTAGCAACCGAGACTCGGGGACAAAACTCTTGGTTAAACTTTGGACCCTTTGGAGAAACGAACCGAACAGCTAATATTGAAAATACCGTCTTTGGTGATCAAAAGGCGGGGTTGATGCCTGATTGGGCTATTAATGAGGGGGTTAGTACCGCACCTCGAAACTCACAACTCGTTGGAGCCTTAGATGATGACGGCCTCTTAGAGATGGTCCATTACTCTAATTCACCCCTAGATATTGTAGATCCTTTTTTTGTAGGTAAGGGGTTATCACGTAATGTAAAATCTGAGGCTAATCGAAGGGGCGATTCTAATTACGTCAAGCGTTCTTCTTATGGTATAGAGGCTGATGAGAATGCGTACCGGAGAGAAAACGGACTAGGGCCGGTTACAAACAAGGTAAAAATAGACCCCGCCCGATTATACGACCCACGGGCTGATGTAGAAGACCTTTGGAAAGATGCTAAGGGGGATGTAACATTAGCCGAGAAACAAATTAAAGATGCTGGTTATTCAGGGTACTACATCAATCACCCACAGCTTGGTAAAGTAGCTCAAGTTTTTGAAGCCCTACCAGTAACGCCCCCAAGAAAGCCACTACAGTCGCTGGTACCTGATGATCTGGTACCTGATGATCTTGTATCAAAAGACTTATTTAATTAAACACAGGACACAAGTATGATAGATAATAACGATGTTGATACTGGCCAAACCCTAGAAGAGTGGGTGATGTACAAAGCTGAAACATGGCAGGAACATTACAGACAAAACTATAAAAGCATTCACGACGAATACTACCGCCTTTGGCGTGGTATTTGGGCAGAAGGGGACAAGACCCGTAAATCCGAAAGGTCTCGAATAATAGCTCCCGCGTTACAACAGGCCGTTGAGTCTTCCGTTGCTGAGATTGAAGAAGCAACCTTTGGGCGTGGTAAGTGGTTTGACCTAACCGACAATATGGGAGATACAAACAAATCAGACGTAGAGGGTCTTCGATCTAAATTACACGAAGATTTTATTTTTGCAAAAGTACGTAAGGATATGAGTGAAGTAATTTTAAACTCGGCGGTTTTTGGGACAGGGCTTGCCGAGGTGGTCCTTGATGTAGTTAAACAATCGACACCCGCTTCCGAACCGCTGCTAAATGGACAATTAAAGGCCGTGGGGGTAAATATTAAGGATCGGACTATAATTAAACTTAAGCCTATCCTACCCAAGAACTTCTTTATCGACCCCCTTGCAACGAGCGTTGATGAGGCGATGGGTGTTGGTGTAGATGAATTTGTATCACGCCATAAAGTCTTAGAGCAAATGGCGTCAGGAATATATGATGATGTTGATATTGGCGAGGCATCTGAAGATTTAGAACTAGAAGCAGATGAATCCTTAACGGTCTATCAGAATGATAAAATACGTTTAACCCGTTATTATGGTCTTGTTCCAGTAGATTTACTCCGTGAAACTGGAGAACTTATACCGGAAGAACATACGGGTGAGTTTATTGAAGCCATGGTCGTTGTTGCAAACCAAGGAACGCTAGTTAAGGCCGTGGCAAATCCCTACATGATGCAAGATCGTAACATAATTGCCTTCTCATGGGACACAGTACCCTCCAGATTCTGGGGAAGGGGCGTATGTGAGAAGGGTTACAACTCTCAGAAAGCACTGGACGCAGAATTACGCGCACGTATTGACGCATTGGCCCTCACGGTACACCCAATGATGGCAATTGATGCCACCCGTATTCCCCGTGGTACAAAACCAGAGATTCGGGCGGGTAAACTTCTATTAACCAACGGTAATCCTGCTGAAATTCTACAGCCATTTAACTTTGGACAGGTCAATCAGATTACATTTGCACAGGCCAGTGCATTACAAACCATGGTTCAACAATCGACGGGTGCTGTGGATACATCGGGCATATCGGGTGCGGTCAATGGTGAATCTACTGCGGCTGGCATATCTATGTCTTTAGGTGCCGTCATTAAACGTCACAAACGCACCCTCTTAAACTTTCAAGATGGATTTTTAATTCCATTTGTTGAGAAAGCGGCTTGGAGATACATGCAATTTGAACCAGAAGAGTACCCCGTTTCAGATTATAAGTTTGTGGCCTCTAGTTCTTTAGGTATTATGGCCAGAGAATATGAGGTAACTCAGCTAGTTCAATTATTACAAACCATGGGTAAAGAGTCACCAATGTACCTACCACTTATTGGGAGTGTTATTGATAACATGAATATTGCCAATAGAGAAGAGTTACTTGCTCAGATTACGAAAATGCAAGAGCCTGATGCGGCAGCACAAGCACAACAACAAGCAACCAGTCAAGCAGCGGCGGCCTTTCAAAGAGCGCAGACGGGTATGCTTGCAGCCCAGAGTAAAGAAAGTAGTGCTCGAGCTGTTAAGTATATGGAAGAAGCTAAGGCAATACCTAAGGAATTGGAAGTGGCTAAGATTAAAGCAGTCACGGCTAATCTTGACGATGGTGTAGAAGATGACCGTGAGTTTCTTAAACGCTTAAAAATTGCCGATGTCCACCTACGTGAGAAAGCAATGGATATGAAGCAAGAGGAAGCCCGTGAAGCTCGTCAAATGCAAATTAATATACCAGTACCGCCACAGACTCAATCGTTGCCTGAGCAGCTTCCTGTGCGGCCTCAGGATATGCCACAGGAGTAAACCATAATGCCCTTTTTACTACACTACATAGGAATGACCATGATTAAAAAGATGTTAATAGGCTGGCTGTTTGAATCAGCATTTGATGCGATAACGGACTACGCAGAAAAGCTGGCTAAACGGACTGATACCGACATTGACGACGAAGCGGTGCGTAAGTTTAAAGACAACCGTGAAGTCTTTATTAAGTTTGCAAAAGGTAAACTCTAATGACTGATCAGGGCTTTGCTGCGGGAAAACGAGAAGGGAAGATTGATGCATTGAAAGACCAACAGGTACTCCATGCTTCACGTTTAGACAAACATGATACCCGCCTAGCAACCCTAGAGAAGACAGCTTATATTGTAATGGGTGCAATCTTATTGTTAGAATTTGCCCCTGCATTTCAAAACATAATGGGAGGTTAATGAATGTACGTAGATGAGAAGAGGGTAAACCAGTTAGCAGAACAAATTAATGCGGCATTTAAGGCGCAAGAATTAGCAATGGAAGAGATACGGGCAGAAATTAAGGTAATACGTCTACAGCAAACCGGTAAAAAACCTAAATAAAGCTTGACATATCTAATAAAGTATGCTATACTATTACTATAGGAACCTTAAATCCACTTAAGTAGGTAAACAAGAATGAATGACGAGGAATATCTTGAAGCATTAAACGAGTTGTTTAGTACATCAGGTTGGTCGGCTTTACTTACAGACCTAGACGCAACCAAGGAGCGTCTTAACGACCTAACCACCGTTGATACAGTTGAAGCCCTACACTATGCCAAAGGACAACTTAATATGATCAATCATTTCTTAACTCTTGAACAACAGGTTCAACTAGCGGGTCAAGATGAAACAGCTTAATGATTACCGTTGTTCTTCCTGTAATTCAACAATTGAATACTTAGCCAACCCACAAGACACGGTTCATTGCGACTGTGGTTGTGCGGCTGAGATGACCAAAGTTATATCTGGTGGTTTCTTTAGATTAGACGGTGCATGTGGGGATTTTCCCACCGCTGCTGACAAGTGGACTAAACGCAGAGACAAACAGATAGCGCACGAACAACGATACCAGTCATAAGACTACCGTTGTATTACCCCTAACCCACAATGAGTTAAGCTCACGGGAAATCACGAATGATTATTTTAGAAGAAGAAGCGAGATTGACGGACGAACAACTACTAGCTGAAGAAGACGCTCAACCCGAGTTAACCTTTGAAGGCACCGAAGAGCCAGTTGACGAACCAGCGGATGAGAATGAATTACCTGAGAAGTATCGTGGTAAGGATTTATCAGATGTTGTAAGAATGCACCAAGAAGCTGAGAAGCAGATTGGCAAGCAGAGTTCAGAGGTTGGGGAACTTAGAGGCGTGGTAGATTCCTACATCAAGACTCAATTTAAACCAAAAGAGCCAGTAGTAGAAGAAGAGTTTGATTTCTTTGATGATCCAGACAAGGCAGTTGCAAGAGCAATTGACAGGCACCCAAAAATTAAAGAAGCTCAAGAAGTGTCCGACAATTATCGGAGACAGAGCGCAATGGTACAGATACAACAAAAGCATCCTGATATGAATGATATTGTAGCAGATACTTCTTTTGTTGAGTGGATTAACGCATCCAAGATTCGTACCACTCTTTATCGTAACGCAGATCAAGGTTATGATGCCGATGCTGCGGATGAACTACTCACTAATTGGAAAGAACGCCAAGGTATCGTTGCTCAGACTGTTGCGCTTGAGAAATCTCAACGGAAAGATGCAATTAAACGAGCATCCACGGGTTCAACCAGAGGGACTGGCGAAACTTCAAGCAAAATCTATAGACGATCAGACTTGATTCACCTCATGAAAACCGATCCTGACAAATACGAAGCAAATGCCGCAGAGATAATGCAAGCATACGCGGAGAAACGAGTCAGATAACTTAACTTAATTAAATAGGACGTAGCACAATGGCTAACTCAGTATATCCAAATCAAGACGGAACAGTAACGTCTAGTGACGCAGCAAACTTTATCCCCGAAATGTGGTCAGATGAAATCATCGCCGCATATCACCAGAACTTAGTGCTTGCACCATTAGTTCGTAAGATGTCAATGGTAGGTAAGAAAGGCGATACAATGAATATCCCTAAACCTGTCCGTGGCATAGCAACCGCTAAGGCCGCTAGTACAGCGGTGACAATCCAAGAACATTCTGATACCCAATTGCAGATTGTTGTTGATCAACACTTTGAATACTCGCGTATGATTGAAGACTTTGCCGATGTGCAAGCTCAAACTTCATTGCGTAGGTTCTATACCGAAGATGCTGGCTATGCTATGTCTAAGGTTGTTGACGATAACTTGTTTAACCGTGGTACAGAGTTTGGAACAGGTGGCTATGTGGCTGCTCCTGCTCCTGCTGATTGGGTCTCTAATGCTACTTTCTACAATGACGGTGGTTCTGGCCCCGCAGTTGCTTGGGCTGAGAATGCTGTAACAGCTACCGACATTCTAACAGATGCGTTCATTCGTAACATGATTCAAAAGATGGATGATAACGATGTTCCAATGTCAGGGCGTTTCATAGTAATACCTCCTTCTGCACGTAATGCGTTGATGGGTATTGAGCGTTATGTATCGAGCGACTTCGGTGGAGGTCAAACAGTTGTTAACGGTAAGCTGGGTAATTTATACGGCATGGACGTGTATGTATCGTCTAACTGTCCGATCATTGAAACAGCCGCCGAAAACGGTGCTAGTACTTCCGTTGTTCGTGCCGCAATGCTTGCTCACAAGGACACCATCGTTCTTGCAGAGCAGAAAGGCATTCGGTCGCAGATTCAGTACAAGCAAGAATTCCTCGGAACCTTGTTGACTTCTGATCGCATCTACGGAACGAAGGTAGCTCGTCCTGAGTCTGGTTTTATTTTAGCTTTAGCAGACTAAAGTAACAGGGCAGTAACCAACGGGAAGCCCTAGCTCTACAACTAGGGCTTCCTTTTTTGTTTGTAATAGGAGCTAGTATGAGTATATACAGAGGTGATGGTGGAGCAGGGGCTTCTAACGACCAAGTAACATTAAACGACTTCATTGTAGTCCGTGATGCAGTAGATGCTGACAGGGTAGCGGCGGCAGCAAGCAAGACAGCAGCAGAGGCCGAAGTAGCAACAGCCGCAGCTCATGTTGTACTAACCAACCAAGACACTATAGATACAGCAGCCGATCTTGTATTAACAAATGCAGATGTTGTATTAACACATGCAGATGTGGTACTAACCCACGCTGATGTAGTACTAACTCACGCTGATGTAGCCTTAACCCATGCTGATGTATTATTAACAGCGGCATCGGTTGCTACAGTTAACACAGCGCGTAACATACCTTCACGAAACACCACACTGAACGGCGCAGCAGTCAGCCAAGGCAAGTCAACTCGCTCAGGCTTTAGTACAGCACTATACACAGGTAATGGTACAAATGGTCATGCGATTAACACTGGTATTAATATGTCTAGTGGTGACTTTGGTGGGCTGGTGTGGATTAAGGATAGAGACTCAACGGCGTTTCACTCACTAGATGATACTGTTAGGGGTGCAGGCAAAACTTTGTTTGCAAATGATCCACGCGCTCCGATAACCTACTCAGATCGTCTTACTGCTTTTACCGCCACAGGATTTACGCTTGGTGCTGATTCTGCTACTGGTGTTAACGGTTCAGGAAGTTTACAAGTAGCATGGTCATGGCAGACAACCAAGAAAACTACTGGCACAACGAATGGTAATAGAGCGTACACAAGTCACTACAACCCTGACCTTGGATTCTCAATTACAAAGTATCTTGGTAATAATACGCAAGGTCATCAGATACCACATCACCTTGGGGTTATACCTGAGCTTACGATGACTAAAAATCTTGATGCTGGTGTTGGTTGGTTTGTTCAATCGTCTTTGCTTACCCCCGAATCAGGTACTTATTTAAGCCTTGAAACCAGCGCCGCAGCCGCTAATAGTACCGCTTTTGCTGGCACTGACTTTGGTTCAGATGTAGTAACGACTCAAACGGGTACGGGAGTTAATTCCAATAACGTTAACTACATTAGATACCACTTTAGCAACGTCGAAGGCGTGTGTAAGATTGGGGAATATGTAGGTAATGGTACCGAAAGTCAGGTTATAGACTGTGGTTTTGAACCTGCATTTGTATTAATAAAAAGAACAAACTCTGCTACAAGTTGGGTACTGTTAGATTCATTAAGACCTGATAAAGACCTCTACCCAGACTTAGCAAGCGTAGATACCTCAGCAGACCGTTCAAATTTTACCAGTAACGGATTTGATTTAATAGGAACAAACGCTATATCTAATGCTGCAAATGGTAAGTATCTTTTCATGGCGTATGCAAAATCAGGTACGGGTGGTACCGGAACAAACACGTATCATAAAAGTAATTACTCTTATCCGACCGCAGCAGATACATTATCAATTGCACAAAACACTTTAATATCCTTTGCGCGTGGATTTGATGCTTCTGGTCAGTTAGATACTCAAGAAAACGTAGCTGCGGGTGTAACACACGCATTGGGTACGAACCATGAAAGTAAAAAGTATTACCTCTATAAAAATTTAGCTGGTAGTTATGGCGTGAGTGAGTATCGACCATTAGAAGGTATCACCAGAAATGATGCTGACAAGTATGGAAGAGTCAGTCCGTTAAACCCAGCTCACCGAACTACCGCTAGACACGCTAACCCTACCAGCCCTACAGGTACGGTCTTTGCGAGTGCTTATTACTCGGGTTTTCACCCATATCAAGCGTTTAATGGTGAACACTTACTATCAAACGCTACTACAACTCGATGGGTAGTAGAAACTACTAGTGCTTCACACATTGGGTACATAGGTACTGAAAAGAGGGTCTTGAAATCTTATCGTCTTATGGCTCAAACTGTTGCAAGACTTCCCAAACGATTTACAGTTCAAGGATCACACAACGGCACTAGCTGGACAACCATTGACTCATCTTATACGTCTAGTGATTATGTAGGTAATGGGGCATTCCTTTGGGGAGACTTACAGTCAACAGCAGGAAATACTGTAGCTTACCTGTACCACCGTATAAACATTACAGCCAACAATGGTGATGGTACTTTTACGGTCTTAGACGAGTTGGAGTTCAACACAGTATTACCCAGTGACTACTACTTAATTGACGCTGGTAAAGTGTACAACCACGCTGGGTCTGTTATCAACCGCACGTATCTTGCGGAGTTTAAAACAGACGAAGATGGTGATGTAATCAACAGCACCCTTAAAAACTTACCTGTTGCTAAACAACGGTTTAATGAGGTTGAAACTCATGGTGACTTAACGGTGCATGGAGATATTAACAATGTTTCTGTTGCGACAGCTTGGGTAACATTTCATGGCAATTTAGCACCTCCCCTAATCCGATCAAGCTTTAATATTGCTGACATTGTTCAAACTGGGATCGTGGGGGAATACATTTTCTACTTTGAAAAACCTATGAACACAGCTAACTATCTCCCAATGACAAGTTCGGGCGGTGCTGTTACCTATATGGGCGAGGCTTATTCCCTTTCGCTTACCCGAAATCATGTGACTATTCGCTTTAGGTCACATAGCGGTACTGCCTTGGCTACAAGTTTGGGGCATGTGGTTTTTTACGGAGGTCAAGAATAATGTTTGCATATACAGAAGAAGGTGGGACAACAGCGGTTTGCTCTAAGCAATCAAGCATACCCGATGGTGCAACATGGGTTGAGACTGCCTCAGCGCCTCCTAGCGTGTTCCGCAGCTCTTGGGTTATACTTGGGGAAGGTATTGACGTAAACCTCTCTATGGCTAAACTAGAGGCTCACAAGGCACGTAGGGATAAACGGGAAACAGCCTTTGGCCCGCACGATGAAGTCATTATGAAGAAGATACCTACCGCAGATGCCGCCGTTGCTGAGGCTGCGAGAGCGGCTATACGGACAACGGATTCTGCACTTCAAATTACTATTGATGCTTGTGTTGATTCCGATACCCTGCTTGAACTCTACACAACTGAGGTCATATAATAATGACGTACCTCGATGCGGTTAAACAAGTGTTAATGCGGTTACGCGAACCTACGGTAGCAGACGTTAATCAAACGCCTTACTCATCGTTAATCGGTGTACTACTAAATGATGCCAAGGCCGAAGTAGAAGCTGCATGGGCATGGAGTGGGTTACGCAGTACAACTACGGTTTCAACCACGCCCTCTGTGTTTGGTTATGAGCTACAAGATACGAATAACTCGTCTACCTTTTTAAGCGTAACCAATGATACAACCAACTGTGAGCTGACCTACGCAACTGCCAAACAGTTTAATGATTGGTACATTAAGAATACCCCTGCTTCTGGCTCACCGAAGTATTATACTTTTAATGGTGTATCGGCTGATGGAGATACATATATGGAGTTCTACCCACAGCCCAACGCACAAGAGGTTATTAGGATCAACTTTATTCAACGAGGCATGGAGTTAATTCTAAATACACACACCCTACAAGTTCCTTCTCGGCCTGTGCTTTTATTAGCTTACGCTAAGGCAGTTGAAGAACGAGGTGAAGACGGAGGTGTTGGCAGCGGCCCAGCTTATAGCATGGCAACTAGATCGTTGTCAGACCATATTGCTTTGGACGCACAGAAGCACCCCGAAGAAACCTTCTGGGAAGCTGTATAATGACCCGCCCATTACAGGTCGCATCCATTGCAGCACCTTCGATTAAGGGGTTAAACACTCAGACTTCCTCTGGTAATCTGGAAGATGGGTTTGCACTGAAAGCTAACAATTGTATTATTGATAAGTTTGGTCGTCTAGGCTCACGGAAAGGATGGGTAACTACCACCACACAGAAAGACTCAGGTGGTGCTAACAGTGCGAATAATATTAATATCTTAGGGATGCACCATTTCATAGACTTTGAAGGGGCCAAGACTGTTATTAGTTGGACACGTACTAAGTTCTATGTGGGCTTAACTAACCTAGTTGAACTGGCTGTTGAGAACACCACTAACGATGAGGACTTAACACCCGCAGCACATACTGGTAATTGGATGGCTGCAACCTTGAATGATCTTGCATACTTCTTCCAAGAAGGTTATCTCCCATTGGTCTATGATCCCACAGGTAATTCTAATGCTGGCTCACTAACAACCCTTAAAGACTTTTCTGGACACTCTGGTACGACACCTTCTGCTGGTTTTGTTATGTCGGCCTTTGGTAGAATCTGGGCAACACATACCACAGACAATGTTACAAAGATACACTTCTCAGATGTCAATGATGGTCGTCACTGGACGGGAGGTACTTCTGGTGTCCTCGACATTACTAGTGTATTTCCCAAGGGTACTGACGTGATCACTGGGCTTGCAACTCAGAACGGAGCGTTAGTTATTCTCTGTCGAAACTCCATTGTCGTCTATGATGATCAAGTAGGTGGCTTCAACGGTACGCTTACGGTTGCAAACTTAACCCTCACAGATATTATCTACGGGGTCGGTTGCATAGCTGCAAAGACAATTGTAAACACAGGTGAGGACGTTCTCTTTTTAGACTCAACTGGTGTGCGCTCATTAGGGCGTACCATCCAAGAAAAGTCTAGGCCCATGCGTGATCTGTCAATGAATGTGAGAGATGATCTCCTTAACCATGTGCAAGGCACTGTTAATACCGACGAGCTTATAGCTATCTATTCTCCCGTTGATGCATTTTATTTATTATCGTTCCCTACACTTGACCTTGCTTATTGTTTTGATACCAAAGGCATGTTACAAGACGGAACCTTTAGAGTCACCACATGGTCGGGCGTATCACACAAGGCTTATTCCTTTGACCCCCTAACTGATACCATACGTGTGGCACAGGTTAACGGAATTGGTGAGCTTACGGGCTATTCTGATAATGGAATACCCTACCTGTTTACATACTTTACTAATCATTTTGATATGGGTCAGCCAACAGCTACAAAGATACTAAAGAAAATCAATCTAGTTCTGATTGGTGCAAGTAATCAAGTAATAAGATTAAAGACGGGATCAGATTACCTTGAGTTATATGAGAATTACGATCTTACCCTACCTACTAATAACATAGCGTTGTATGGTGTGTCACTTTATGGTACTAACCCAGCAGTTTCCGCGCCTCGACCAGCACTAGCGCAGTACAGTACAGGTATTTCAATAACAAACATGAAGACTTCGGTAGGTGGAACGGGCGGTACTTTACAAGTAGGTGTAGAAACTGAGATTAACGGAGCGTTAGTGAGCTTACAGAAACTTGACATACTAACTAAAATAGGACGTACTATCTAATGAGTAATTATACAAAGATTACAGACTTTGCCGCTAAGGATGCGATGGCAATTACTAATGCCAATAAGGTTATAAGTGGCACTACAATTAATAACGAGTTTACTGCTATTGCAACCGCAGTTAATACTAAGGTGGAGAAAAACGCTGGTACGCATACAGGCACAACTACAATGGCTGTAATTTCAGGGGCTAGTTCAATCACCTCGTCGGTCTTTCAAGGCGCTATAGTTGGCTCTGGTGCGGGACTAACTACTTCTTTACCAGCCGCGTTAGTTCGGACTGCTGTGGAAGCCGCGACTAACTCTAACGTGTTTACTGATGCAGACCACACAAAACTAAATGGCAATGCGGTTGTGGAGGGTCATGTACGTGCGGGAAACACTCAGCTTATGAGCGGCACACCCCTATCTAATAGTACTTTAAACACGGCTGCAACTGCCACATATATCGTTACCAGTAACAGCGCGGAAGACGCATGGGTAACAGTCGGGCCTACGGGGTCTGGTGCGACTAAGATATGGACTGCTCTAAACCAGCTCCCAGCTAACAGTACCGTTTTGTTAGCGTCAGCATTTATCGCAGTAACAACTCAAAGTACTTCCCAGTCGGGTCAGGTTAGACTTAGTGTTGCTAGTGGTGATGCCCCTACTGCACCAGATGTCGCCACTACACAGATAGCATCCGTTCAATTTGACCCAGCTAGTACAATTGAGATAAACCAACAGGTAATGATACCGTTAAATTCTGCTCGTATCTTTAAAGTTTACTGGCGAGACATAGCAAACGTATCTCCAACATCTATAACATTGAAGTACCGTGGTTTTATGTTGGACTCAGCTTAATATGAATAATACTACACAGGGGAAGGTACATGCCAAGTAATGCACCAGATGGTCGGGGAGCAGAAGCAAGCAATGAAGGCGGGGGTGAGGTCAGTGGTTTAGATGATCGTGATTTAGCAGGACTATCCGATGCAAACCTAGCAGCAGAGGTAGCGAAAGACAAGGAAGCAAAGGAGCAGGGGTGGAAGACTATGGCCTTTAATGTGTTGGGGACATTGGTGGGCTTAGGTCCCGTGGGTATGGCCCTCGGACACCTCTCTCTGGGTAACCAAGCTACAGCCGCTGGTATAGGAGCTTCGGTTGCGGGACTAGGGCCGATTGGTTCTATGGTGGCCTCTGCGGTCGCTTCAGATAACCCAGAAGATGCCGCAATGGGAATGTTGAATTCACAGGTAGCTGGCATAACGGGTAATATTACAGGTGATGTAGTGGGGGGTTTAACTAATAGCGGCCTTGCCTCCATGGGTACTTCTGCAATAGTGGGGGATCAAGTCGAAGGTATGATGAATAGCGCACAAGCCGGTCAAAGCACCCCCACGCAGAACCAAGGTTTATCCAATCAAGCACAGAGTTTAGCAGAGGGGCGCGGAAACACACGTTATACAACAAGAGGTATGTTTAACCCTTACATGAATACATACGTAAATAGGAATTTAACATGAGTATATTTGATCCTACAGTAATGGACACACGGAATAATACAGCCTCCATGTTCCAACCATACACGGTGACCACGGGAACGGGAACAACCCAAGGTACAGTTGGTGGCAATTTTGGCACTCAACTTAGCGGTCCCTTAAATACAGTTTCAAACATGTCAACTGTGGGTGCGGGGCAGTCCCAAGCGGCACTTCAGGACTCCATGGCGCAGAACCAAGGCCAGTTCAGTAACCCAGTGTTTAACTCGGCTAACCAAGGGTTGGTGGGGGGAATGCAAGGTGCCAACTTTATGGCACCCGCCTTTGATATTAACCAAGCCACTGATCAATATTTCCAGCAGGGTATGGATGTGCTTAATCCCGCATTTGCACAACAGAATGCCAACCTCGCTCAGTCCCTTCAGGGTTCCGGTCGCGGTGGTCTAATGTTAAGCTCTGGTGCCATGGGTGCTGGCGGTGGCGGCATGGTTAATCCCGATATGTATAACACGGGCGCAGCCCAGAATAATGCACTGGCTAACCTATATCAGCAGTCACGACAGTCTGCGCTTGGTGAACAGAATCAGATGTTTGGTCAAGGACTAACCGCAGAGCAACAACGGATGAATGCAGGGGGGCAATTGTTTAACCAAGACCTCGCAACGGGTCAGCAGAACTACAATCAGAACCTTGGTGGTTTTGAAGCCAACCAAGCTCAAATGAATAACCTGTCAAATATTAATCAACAACAGATGGCAAACCTTGGTTTGTTTGGTACGCTTGAAAATAACCTATTTTCTCAAGGTCTTGCGGCTGAACAAGTCCGTAGTGGTGCAAATGCGTCAAGTATGTATAACCCACAAACACAGGAGAGCCTCCCGTCCAGTTTGGCTGGTGCCGCAGTTGCCGGTCTTGCGGGAAATGCTAACATTGGCGCGATGACGGGTGGTATGTGGGATGCTATTAAGCAAGGAGGGTCTGACGCTTTCGGCTCCTTGCAAGATATGTTCAGCTCTCGTTCATAGTAAAGAAAAGGCTGGTCCTTTAATAATTATTTTAAGTACGGAGATACAAAGATGGCACAGAACCTATTTGGTACATCACTGGCTGAGGTACAAAAGGCGGCATTTGACGCGCAAGAAAGACGGAGACAACAGGCGGGTCTTATGTCGGGTCAAAACTCCCAGAGTCCGGCATTAGCCTCTGGTTTAGGGCAAGCTGTATACCAGATGGCCTCAACCATGGGTAGCGGGGGTGGGTTAACTGCGGCAGAACAACGCGCAACGCAGCAAGAAATAAAGAGTAAACACATACAGACGCTTTTTGCCGACCCCAAAGGCACACGGGAAGAAAAGATAGAACTTGCTAATCAGTTAGTAAATTCCGGTAATGAATTTGGTGTGAACGTAGGTAGATATTATGGTAAAAAATATAGCGATGAGATTCGAGAAGAAACTAGACGGAGCGAGCTAGCCTCTAAGTTAAAACTGAATGCGGATATTAGATTAGAAGACCAACAACAGAGATTGTATGGATATAAGCTGGGTCCGAAGGGCAAATACGTGTTTGATGGCTCCGCGGTTACTGGTGATATTAATACTGACCATCCCATTGAAGGTCGTTATTATAGCACTAAGTCTCCCAACACTAACGGCATAGCGATTACCAATACTCTTGGTGGGGAAGCTTATGATCAAAAGCTTATGGATGGGACCATAAAGGTCCTACGAGAAGGGTTAGACGATGTAAAGAATTCAATTCGCAGCCTACGTACTTTTAGTAAAGCGTCCCAGCAGTTGGATGATCCCGAAACTAAAATATTTTTAGGTGCGGGTTCTGAAATACGGACGAACCTACTAAAGGCGTTTGATGCGGTTGGTTTGGGTAGTCCTGACTCAAAGAAAGCCATTGCTGATACCGAGGCGTTTCTAGCGTTGATGAATCAGAGTTCCGCTGATTTACTTGCATCGGGAGCCTTCGGAGCAGGAACGGGTATATCAGACCGCGACTTGAAGGAAGTCAAGAAGATTGTAGGTGCTTCGCAAGGGCTTACCAAGGACGGAATTAAACTTATCCTGAAGGTACGGGCTGCAATGGAAATTCATAAGATTAAGGAATATGAGACAGGCTTGGATTTACAAAAACCAAGGGTGTGGGGCGCCGTAGACCAAGAAAAAGCCTTCTTTTATAGGTCGCAAGCAATCCCCAAATACTGGCAACAGCCCGACCCAAAGGGTGAAGACTCCTCCAGAGGAAAAGGGTGGGTAGTGACAAACAGCCCAGTACCGATTACCGACGAAGATTTGAAAAATGTTAAGGTGAGTAGTGACATGGGCGGTACTAAAGTTGTTACCGACGTTGATGCATTTCTTAACGAACTAGCAGCCCAGACTAAGGAGGACTAAAATGGCAACTCAAGCTGAAGTTAACGTAGCAAAGAGGGTGTTAACCGAGAAAATACGTGATGCTCTGAACGGGGGGAATAGAGCACGGGCTGAAACTCTGGGTAGACAGTACCTAAAGTTAGAAGCCCTTGTTGCCGCAGACCCAAGATTGGGAGACATTAAATTACAAAATTCAGGGGGCGAAGAGGTGTTGGAGGCGAGTTCTGACACAGTTGTTGACCCTTCGGATGAATCACAGTCGCCGCCAGAGATAATGGCGGACATACCCGACCTCAGGACCACGCCCTCGGAGAGAGCCATGTTCACATCGGCCCTTGGTCGTGCCTCAGTGTCCTCTGGCGACACTAACAGGAGTATGGATGGTGGTAGGGCTAGTGGTTTGGGTAGTCCACAGGCGACTGATAACACGTACTTTAACCAGTACCCGCGAGAGGGTTCACAAGAGGTTATCAAGCAGTACACGGATGTTGGTCTAAGAGCCGATCAAATACAAAGAATGGACCCAACGGTGACGGATCGGGAATTAGACCAAAGCGGTGTATCTCGGGGACTTGATGCGTTTAATGTAGGCTCAATTTACGGCCCAGATTCAAGTGTGGGTCGCATTGCGAGAGCATGGGGTCTACGTGAGGATGAGTGGGATGCTATGAAAACACGGTATGCTACAGGGGAGACAAGCACTCTATCAGGGGCCACTCAAATCGTAGGTAAGCAGTTTGCTGGGCGTTTGATGGATGTGGTGGGTGTAGGAATGGTGGACGCTATGAAAATGGTTGTACCTGACTTTATCGAGTCTCCTATTGCCGCTAAGATGGTAGAGGGGTTTGAGTACGTTGGTGGCACAGGTTTTGGTAAAGACGTTCTTGCAACTTGGAATTCTTTTGACGAGAACGAAAAGGCTAACTGGGAATCACTTGGAAACTTTGCCTCTATTTTTACCTCCGCAAAATTTAACCCAAAAGTACCACGGGGTGATTTAATGAGAATGAATCAGCTAGGTAAGATGTTTGACCCCCCAAAAACACACGGGCTTAAAAAGATAGACGCAGCTAACCTTGGTGTTCGCAGTTCTGAGAATCAGGCGGTTTTAGATACCGTGAGTAAAATAAAAGGGATTAACCCGTATACCGGACCCTTTGCGAGTCGGTGGAAAAAGAACATTCAGGTCATCAACGGTCTTAGGGGGAAGGGCGGTGAGTTCAACAAGATTGAGGCGTTGTTACAAAAACAACTCAGAAAGGTACGTATACCACTACGGGTGGAAGCTGTTAAAAAACAAATAACCACAAGTGTAAACAATTATATTGCTAATAAGGGCAGTTCGGTGTTTGCTGGGGATAAGGCCATACGGGCTTCGTTTGATGTACATATTACTAAAATGATGGCATTGATAGATGAGAATGCAGACGCAATGGGTAACATTCCAGCATCTTCTTTACTGGTAGCTAGACGGGCCTTAGATCGCTCCATTCTTGCCTCTAAACCAGACGCTATGACGCCAAAATTTGAAACCGCAGGATCGGCAGCAACGCGGGTTACACGTATATCAACTAAAGAAATATTAGAAGAGGCCGTAAATGCTTCTGGGACAAGTTTGTTTAGTAGAAAACAAAAAAGCATACTTCCCACATTTAAAAGGTTCAACCATACGTTACTAGCCTTTGATAACTTACTTGAGAATTCGCTAGAGCAGAAGAGTCTTTTCGATTCAGTAATTAAGGGAGCAACCAACCACCCCATTTTATCGTTTACCATAGCTTCTGCGTTGGTTACAGCAGGATTTACCCCCAGTGCCGAAGGTTTAGCGACTGTTGGGGCGGCGGCGTCTTTATTAGCTGGGACAGCGGCCACTCGGGGAGTGTTGAGTCGGAAGTACCCTGCGGTGCTACAGGGTGCGGTTATGCGTCCAATAGATAAGGGTATTGAAGTAGTTGAAGACACCATTGGGCAAAAACCGACCAATCTAATGCGTCAGTTTACTCCAAGAGCCATCGTGCAAGAAGGCGTGGATCGTACAAACGAGGAAATTCAATACCGCAAGCGGCGGGGTATGTTTAATGGGTAACATAACTAGAAACTTTACTAGGGGAGAATAGCGTGGGCGATATATCGGCAAACTTTAGTAGGCACGAATTTAGTTGCAAATGTGGTTGTGGGTTTAGTGTTGTTGATGCAGAATTAATTAAACTGCTTGAATTGAGCAGAATACAGTGGGGCGCAGCAGTAACAATTAATAGTGCTGCTAGGTGCGAATATCACAATAACTTTATTGGTGGCGCAAAGAATTCACAGCATTTGCTAGGCACGGCTGCTGATTTCAAGGTACGAGGGGTTGAGCCAAAGGTGGTATACGAATGGCTCACGGCGCAATACCCAAAGACCTACGGCATGGGGTTGTACAATAGCTGGGTTCACCTAGATGTACGTCCAGTTAAGGCTCGATGGGACACAACTTAATAAAGGAGACATAAAGTGTTAGGCATGATTAATGATTTGTGGCCCATAGCTGTGAGCTTTGTAACTTTAGTAATCGTGTTGGCTAAGATGTCAAACAACATTGATATGCTAAAAGAAAAGGTTAAAGTTTTATTTGAATTCCATAATAGGAGAGACAAGTGAAGGATAGTAGGTTAGCAAAGGTGGGGGTCACGGGTTATAACAAGCCCAAGAGAACACCCTCGCATGCAAAGAAGAGTCATGTTGTTGTTGCCAAGGAGGGCGACACCATCAAGACAATCCGCTTTGGGGAACAGGGGGCATCAACCGCTGGCAAACCCAAGGCTGGTGAGGGTGACAAGATGAAGGCCAAGAGAGCCAGCTTCAAGGCACGACACGGTAAGAACATCGCCAAGGGCAAGATGTCTGCGGCATATTGGGCTGATAAGGTGAAATGGTAATGGGATTATACTCTAACATACACGCTAAACGGAAGCGCATTAAAGCAGGGTCGAAAGAAACAATGAAGAAGGTGGGTGCAAAAGGAGCGCCCACCAGTAAAGACTTTAAACAGGCGGCTAAAACCGCAAAGCGGAAGGTGAAGAAATGAAGGGCGTTAAGCACTACTTAAAGAACGGCACTGAATACAAAGGTGTCACTCACAAACATGAGGGTAAACTAATGACAGGCAAAACACACACAGCATCAGCTAAATATTTAATCCATGCGGCTAAACCAACGAGCAAGCCTAAGAAGAAACGGACTAAGCCTTCTTACTAGAGATACCATTCCACAGAGCCATACTGCGGTTGCCTTTAGATAGATTCCATACAGCAGGAACTACTTGAAGGTTAGCCGCAGAGTTTAAGCCGCAAGCATCGGGGTGTTTCACAGGTACGATATGATCTACGTGCCATATACCACCCATGATTTCCTCGCGTAGTCTAGCTAATATAAAAGCCTCTTCCAGTGCAAACTTATCATGGTCTGTCATGTGATAGTTAGATACCAAGGCTCTACGCTCGGCATTTCGTCTACCATGCGCTGCCTTGTTAGCCGTATAATACTTCTTCTGCTGCGCTGCTATATATTCCTTATTATCTAGTCTCCATTTCTTCGCTTGTGCTTTGACGGCTTCCGTATCAGCCTCATAGCGTTTCTTCTGCTGTGCTAATATGGCTTCCTTATTAGCCTTATAGTATTTCTTCTGCTGTACTGATATGGCTTCCTTATTTTCTAGTTTGTATTTAGAAACCTGTACTGATATGGCTTCCTTATTAGCCTCATAGTATTTCTTCTGCTGTACTGATATGGCTTCCTTATTAGCCTCATAGTATTTCTTCTTTTGCGCTGCTATATCTTCGTCAGTCATTCCCACTTGTATTATCCTTTAGTAACGAGAGGTATACAATTGTATACCCCTCTAGTTTAACTTACAAGTCTACAATCTCACACACCCCTGCGGTACATGCCAACGATTGTGTACCTACCGTATTATCCCTGTCTTCATATTCAGAGATCATACTCCAGTCTGTACCCACTGGCATCGTGGACAACGCAAGTTCGTACTCGTCCTCACTGCACTCTTGGTAGGGCGCTTGAGCGTAACTGTGCTCACTGTATGGGAGGAACGACACACCGGACACCTCGTCGAAGTGTTTGTATGCCCACGCTCCAACTTCCAACCACTCTGAATCCTTAACATTTATAGTCACCGAAGGTTTATGTTCACACCAATGCCGCTGATACGTGAGCCATGTTTCTAGTTGCTCAACGGCACTCCTGTCCTGAGTCATGATCGCACCCTCTGGTGATTTCATGGGGAAACTGAAGACCACCGTGCTCTCTGGTTTCATTTGACAAGGCTCCCAAGGAAACCCTTGGTCTTGCATCATCATAACAATGGGGTCTTTTGTGTCGCCACGCACAGTCCGTATGTAATACTCACTATGACGAGCGTGTATACCACTAGCACTATCAACCAGTTGACTAACTGTACCACTAGGTTTAACAGCAGTAATCGCCACTGATTGATTGATGCCCAACTTACTAGCCCACTCTTTATTTGTTTCAATTGCTATCTCCTTTAGTTGTGTGAGTAGGTTGTCTAGTGATCCACCAAACCCATCTTTTACTACCGTTGGCCCTACTGCACCACTAAGCACAGGGTGATCCATTATACCCGTCAGGCTCACACCCAACAGGGCTTCTTCTGCCGTGTTGTCCTTCCATGATTTACCTAAATATCTAAAGTCCGTGAGGGTAGCTTGGAATGTACCAAAGATTGTAGCGAGTTTAACCTTGTCACGTAAGGTGTTAAACGTATCGTCAGATCGTACAACGACCTCACTAAGATTACAGAATTGCCTGTCTCTGAGAATGATCTCGCTGCACGGGTTAGTTCCGAATGCAAACGATGCATCTCTTCGTCCATTTCTTGCAGCTTGTTTCTGACTTGCTTCTCTGTTAAAGATTCCACGTTCACCACTCTTAGATTCAACCAATGATAACCATTCACGCATGAAAGATTCCATATCGGGCCTCTCTGTATATGCAACGCTGTTGTTGGCTAATGCAAACTCAGGGTGTGACTCCCACCACTGACCTGACTTGGCGTGTCTTAACCGATCATCAGAGAAACTAGATAAGGAGATGAGAGCACTGCGGCGAACACCACCAACGACAACAATCTCAGCAACCTTACAGACCAACCCGTGGACTTCCAGAGTCGAAAGTCTCCGACCAGCAGCATTACGAAACACGTCCACAGTATACTTAAACAAACTAACCAAAGGCTCAGGGCCACTTGCTCTTCCTCCAAATGTCTTCAACGGCGCACCAGCAGGGCGCACCTTAGATATATCCCACAGTGGGACTTTACCAGCCCACAAGAGACTCAGTAGCTCACGGTAGGCCGATGCCCACCCGATCTTGCTGTCACTAACCATGATGGTAGTTGGCGTGTCGTGCATTTCCTCGGACACTAAAGGTAACTTAGCTACCTCACCTCGCTCACAACTAAAGCCAACACCCGTACCACACATGAGGATGTACATTAGCTCATCGAAGGCGCGTACCCTGTTCATCGCTAGGTAGCTACAGTTAAAGCCAGCTACATTGTCACGATCTAATGCTTCGCCCGCACACATCAAGGCTCTCATTGAGGGCATGGTCTTGAGGTCGTGTATGGCGGCATGTAGCTCATCATACAACTCACTGGTCAGTACCTCTGGATACTTAGTCTGCCAGAAATCCATGTATCTACTAACTGTCTCCTCCCAATTCTCACGGCGCTGAAGCTCAGGAAGCCATCGGGCGTAACGGGATAGGGCTATAAAGTGTTGATACTCATTCATGCTGTTTGTTCCTCAGTTAGTTTAGTTTTAACGTATAACCCATCTCTCATTTCACCATCTCTTGCTGCGATCTTAGCGACTGCCTTCGATAAACAGGTCGTCGGATCAAGCCCCCAGAACTGTGCTTGTACAATGGCTGTCACCAGTACATCACCAAGCTCGTCCTCCACTGAGTCTCTATCGTTAGTTGAGATTGCATACTTTAGTTCATATACTTCTTCTACCATCTTACCATGCTGTAGTAGGGCTGTTGATTTATTAAAGATACCCTTATCTAATGCCCAGTAGAGAACCTTGTTGGCTGCATTGGTGAAAGATTGTCCGCGAAGCGTACTCATCATTTGTCTTCCTCTGCCGCAATCATACGCTCGACAAACCACTGTATCTTCTTTAGATCATACATGACGGTGACGCTCTCTTTAGCACCTAAACGGTAGCAAGCCTTGAAGATGTTACCCAAGCTAAAGCTCATGTTTCTGTACTCGATCAGGTCTTGTAGTTGATTGGCCTCCTCTGGTAGCTTATACTGTGAATCAGTTGATCCCCCCTTGTGTTGACTCTCTACTACACCTAAGCCGTCCTCCTCTTCCGCAGCCATACGCTCCCAGTTGTCCCGATGGTCGCGCATTAAGCGATTCATTGTTTCTGCTCTTTGTATATTCATGTTCTATCTCCAGCGTGTTTTTAGTAATCTCATCTGGGCTTCATCAGTACCCACCATTTTAAGTGTTCCCTTGCAATTATCGAAGCTCCAATTAATACCCTTCTTGTTGGGCCAGTAGGATTCGCTAAGTATAATTGCCGTTGTCTCCGCAAACCTCAAGCAACTCTTGGAACTAAAGACTGCCAACACCGCACGGCTCTTGATGTTGTCTAGGTCTTTCTTGACGTTCTTACTGCTTGAGGTGTAGCTCTCCCAATCATTTAACTTCCAGCCTGATCCAGCTTTGCGCCAGAATTGCTTACGTCCAATATAGTAGCCACCATCCTTCATGTCAATTTGATAGATGAAACCAAGATGATCGTCCATGTTACGACGAAAGTTAAAGCCCGTCTTGTTTACCCAATCAGGTAACTTACTCATCTAAATACTCCTCCGTTATATCAAACAGTTCATCAAACTTATCCTGTTCCTCAATCAGTCTATCTTCAAAAGCATCCATCAGTTCTTCCACTGTAATCTCTAGGACATCAACGAAAGTTTCTGGATCACAACAATATGCTAATCGTTCCTTAAAGTCTTCAATATACATTAGAACTCATCTCCTGCACGAACTTTGGGTTGACGGGCAACCTTGGTTAAGTACCTCGGCCCCGTTGAATAATAGAATGTCTTAAGGTTGGGCCAACAGTGAGCCTTAAATTTACAGTAAGAACAATTGATTGATAACTTACGGTTACCGCTCTTTCCATCAGGTACATCCTTGAAGCATCTCTCAGGCGCATCTGGTGATGCCACCACGCCCTTTAAATGCTTGATCCTATCTACCACACTAGGTGCTTTTGGTAGATCACTCAAGCCGTACTGGAGCACCGTGAGGTGTCCATGCTGCTTGTCCATTGCCAACCAACCGAAGTCTTCTTGGTCGAGACCGTGAGCGTACCCCTTGATCTGATCTATATAACCAAACGGGTCATCGTGTTTAAGAGTACCTTCTTTGAACTTCTTAAAACCAAAGGTCGAGGCACTCTTAATGTCCATCAGTTTACCATCGATGAAGCAATCGATGTGACCCTTGATCCCCTCAACCGTGACCTCTTCCTGCTCATGGGTCACCTTATGTCCTGAAGTTCTAATCAGGAAAATTAACATCTCTTCGATCAGGTGTCCATACATGAACTTAATCAGGGTAGGTGCTGTTAATTCCTCACCCTCCAATCGTTGCGCCTCATTCCAGAGGTAGCGATCTCCCTTACCAATGTTACTCATTCGTAACCTTGGGTTCTGCTCTCGTTTCTCTGTGAATATATTACCAATCAAGGTCTTTACATTTTCCCCAAAGCGATCAACTTCTAATCCGAGGTTTACTTCCTCTGAAATATCTTTGTTAATCATTAGGTCATAAATATCTTCAACTAACGTATCAATTGTTTTCATATTTGTTACTCCTATAGTATAGTATAACACGTATTGGCCTACTTTGCAACCTTAATGGGTTTGGGACCAATTATCTCCAATCTTATACTCACCGTCAATCGGTAATCTAAACCCCAGTCGCTTCCCTGCGGCAATCATGGACTGAACCGCGAGTCGTCCAAACTTGATGGCATCGGCCTCTAGTACCTCGGCCTGTATTTCGTCATGGATGTTACCGACAAACTTGTAATCCAAACCTTGTAAAAAGGCATACTCATCTAGGATTACCAGTGCCTTCTTCATGACGACAGCACCAGCCGATTGCAGTAGGGTATTGAGTGCGGCATGTGGTGAGCGCACCTCTATCTTACGACCATCAATGGCGTTCAGGTAGCCCTTCTTACAGGCCCGATCAACAGCGTCCCGAAGGTCAGCAAGGGCTGGTGTGTTATCAAGAAACTTCTTTTTAAGTTTACGCCCTGCTCCTGCACCATTACCAACGATTGAGCCTATCTTGGCATCACCAGCCCCGTATAGGAACGCATAGATGAATGTCTTGGCTTGGTCTCTCGACGTTAATCCTGCTGCTTTCATGTTAGCCGTGTGTATATCGCCAAGTAATAGCTCTGCCGTATACCCCTCGTCATTCATGTAGTGTGCCAACATCCGAAGCTCCAAACCTGACGCATCCATACCGACCAGTTTGTAACCCGTAGGTACTGTCCAACAAGCACGACACCGCTGCCCGTAGGGACTCTTAGATGATGGCACTTGGGCTAGGTTAGGGCTACTGTGAGTCATCCTGTTAGTAACAGCACCGAGCGGATTAACATAACCATGCACCCT